CTGTGGGGTTCAAATCCCCACCATCGGACAAAAAAAAATAAAAAAATACTTGACATTAGTTTCAGAAAGTGTTATATTATAGTATGATAATTAGAAAAATATTAGGAAGATATGTGATTGGAAATGGTATTGTTCCTTTCTTGGGATATCTGGTAAAACAGATAGGAAGATTAGAAAGATTTATGCACAAACAAGGAATGGATATATACTATCACTACAAAGATAGACAAGATACTGAATTCTTAAATCATATTGAAACGCAAATGAATTATTTTAAAAATTAAAGAAAGGAAAGGATGTGATATAAAATGAACTCGAATTATTAGGTAGTATGTTAGTTAGGTGTTAATATCGTAATCGTAAGAACCTGACACAAAAAATCCCCCACTCGAAAGAATGGGGGATTTCTGTTTATAAGTCAATTATGAATTAAACTTATTCAGGAAACGCTGCACCTGTTGGTTGTATTACGAAGTCTAATACGATGAATTCAGCAGTTCTTGTAGGTTGGATAAATATCTGTCCTACTAACTGATTTCTATCAACAACATCTGGTGTGTTGTTAGAATCATCCATCACAACTTTAAATGCACTCAAACCACTATTCTGTTGAACTTGTGATAAGAATGGATTAACAATTCCTAAGAATCTGTTACGAGTTGCTGCTGTATTTTGTTCGAATACCAAGAATCTTGAAGTAGATGCGATAAACTTACGAAGTCTAATCAACAATCTTCTTACATTGATTCTATCTAAAGCACTTGGTTTTCCTTGTAATGTTTTTTGTCCAAACACTACAACACCTTGACCTGGGAAAGATGCGATTGGATTTACACGACCTTCATAGAGTTCATCTCTTTCAGTATGTGTTAATCTTGTTTTCGCTTCTAATACAGAACTTAAACCACCACGATTTAAACCTGCTGGTGCAAACCACTCATGTGATACACTATCATTGAACGATAACACACCTGGTAACACTACTGATGGCGGTACCCACATTGGTTTATTCTTCACTTCGTCAAGTATCTTGACCCATGGATAGTAAACCGCTGCATAGTTTGTATCGACTGCATTGATATCACTCACTGCGTTATTTACACTTCTACCCCATCTTGAACCATCCATAATGTAGAATGCATCTGCACGAGATTCTACTTTACTAATACCATGATTAGAAACTGAATTATGGTATTCATGAACGATACCTGGTGTTACTAATAGGTTGATATCAAACTCATCTGGATTAGAGATTGCATTAATTGCTCGTTTGTATGCAACTGAACCACTTGCGTTAGTTCCACTACAATCAAATCCCATAGTGTTAGTTGCAGAGATATCATTACCTGTAGCTTTTAATGTAGTTGGATTATCTCCATCAAATCCACCTTGCATTGGTACAACAAACTTCAACTGAGCTTTTGCTGCTGCAGTTAAAGATAGGGAATCACTTGCCCCTGCGTATGTTGTTACACCAAGTGAAGATGCATCTGCATGTCCAACTTGATTCTCAAGTGTGAACACTACATTCTGACCAGTTCCACCACTTGCAGGTAGTGGAGCAAGGTATTGTTTGTTATCATCATTTGAAAAATCCCAACCATAGTATACATTTTGGTCAAACACTCCTAATGTATTGGTTTGTGCAGTTACGAAACTACCACTTGGGACTGATGTTGTTCCAAGAACTGGATTACTTGCTGCTGCAAATCCATGTGGTAACAATGCTTCATCGATACCCTCAAGATTTGATGAGTAATCACTCAAGTAAATATGAACTGATTTATTTGGCCAATCACCATTATAGGTTAATTTACCCTCTGAATCAATAGTTACATATCTATCACCGATTGCTCTTGGTGCGAAATTTGTTGAATCTGGGTCAAAGTTCAGATTAGTGAATTCTTCAAGAACCTCACCATCGTTATTTTCACCTGGATTATTTCTTAAAACTCTTAATGCAAATGAACCATAATCACTACCTGGTACTGAACCAGCTGCAGTTAAATCTGCAATAGCAATTTTGAAATCATCATTAACATCTGTTCCATGAGAACGAGTTTTAACTTTGAATAAGTTTCTTCTACTTCCACCACTTTCTTGTGATACAATATATGGTGTACATGCATTTTCGTAATCGTGTGTGAAATCTTCTCCACTTGAAGCGGAGGCAATACTCATACTTACATTTGCATCGAACCCATTAGAAGATTGGAAAAACTTAAAGTTTTTGTAAACATATACATCGTGATTTGTAGTTTGTGGGTCTTGTCCAAAAACCTTAGTGATATAATTTGCTGAACCAGTATCAAAAGATATAGTTACTGCAGAATTAGTACCAAGTGTAAGAGATGCACTTGCCCAATCACCAGTTGCTGCCAAAGAAGCAGATGTTGGTCCACCCAAATCTAAGGATGGTGCATTTCTTGAAGGTTTTAGAACAGCGGCGGTTATATATCCTGCAGAGCTTGACACTGTCAATCTCACATTAGAACTTTGATATCCACCCAAACCAAGTACACGAACTATAGTTACTGCTGGAGCATTTTTGATGTACTCCTTTACGGTGTAAGGTACATAGAAACGAGTATCTAATCCACCAAAGATATTTTCAAATTGTGAAAAACTTGTTACTTGTGTTGGTACAAATGCGGGTCCTTTTACGGTTGGCCCGATTATTGCAGCACCAATATCAGCAATACCTTGTGGTAGAAATGATAAATCCTTTTCTCGTGTAAATACACCTGGACTTACAATTCTTTCAGCCATTGGTTATTCTCCTGTTATTAATTAGATTAGTATGTTAGGTATAACTTACTTATACTTATGTGAATATAAATATAAGGCAAAACTCCCAAACTGCATTCAGCTTAGGGAAAAAATTATTTTTCTTCAGTTTCAGCTACAGCTTCTGGTGTAAATTCACCAGTTTCTACATTTAAATTACCAGTACCATACTTATCTTGTAGAGTTTTAGCCAATGTGGTTTCATTTTCTCTTACTTGATTGTATAATCCCTCTAATTCAACTTCACGATTATCAATCGCTTCTAATTGTTGTTCTAATTGTAGTTTACGAACTCTTAATGAACCAAACTCATTTTGTATGTTCAAATAATCAGTTCTGACTGCCTGTAAACCATCTAATTCTTCTTGTGTGAACTTAGTGGTTTTATCTGTATTTTTAGCCATGTTTATAACTCCTATTATAACTTGTTGTTAACTTAACTATATATAAATATAAACTTATTTGTTCAAACAATCACATTTTTTTTCAATGTGTTCAACTTTATCTTTTAATTCCTTGATAGATTCAATTAATAATGGTACAAGTTTTTCGTAATCAACTGCAAGATATCCATTATCTCTTTCTTTAACCACTTCTGGTAATACTTCTTGGATTTCTTGTGCAATCACACCAACATCGTGTCCACTATTTCCATGTTGAGTTTGTTTTTCTTCTTCTGTTAATTCTTTCCAATCAAATGTATATCCACCAATCTTACTAATCTTATCTAATGGATTTCCTATAGGAATAATATTTTCTTTCCATCTTCTATCTGAAGAACTAAATGCAACAACATCATTAGTACAATCTAATCTACCATTTGTTCCTGCTGCTAACATACCAATACCCATACCACCTGCATCATCAAATGCAGCTATAAGAGTTTGAGTATTAGAGTGTAATCTCAAATCATCAGTATCATTATTCATACAAAATTCAAATTGATTAGTTGCATTATCCATAACAAATGCAATATCACCATCTGCTGCCAATTCAATTATAGCAGTATTATATCCATTTGGTGATGCCGCGGTGTGTGTTCCACCTACTGATAAATTATCATCTATTTTAGTTGCTGCTGAAAATGTTTTTGCTCCACTAAATGTTTGTGTTGTACTTAAGTGTGCGGTATCTGAATCTAAATTTGCAGATGGAAGAACACCAGTAACATCATTTGCTAAATCAATTTGATTTCTTGTAATTGTTTGTCCACTAATTGTTATGTAATCAGGTGTACCACTTAAAGTTAC